GGGTGTGGGTTCTACGATTCGGCAACTATATACCCATATAAATATATTCACTGCTATTTAAATATCCCGGATACATCTGGGAGAGATAGTTTATTTCAAGCAGAATCAAGAAGATGTAAAGAGATCCTTGATATTATCCAAGAATTTAAAGACGATACACACATTTGTATTTTCGACGAGTTGTTTTCCGGAACAAATCACACAGAAGCTGTAATCAGCGCTACCGCATTTATGAAGTATTTAGTTAAATTCAAATCAGTTTCTTGTTTACTCACAACACATTTTATTAAGGTATGTAAAAAATTAAATAAAAATAAAAATATAACCAATTTTAATATGCATACATTAAAGACAAATACGAACAAAAACATACATACTTATTTATTAAAAGAAGGCATTTCAGAAGTTAAAGGAGGACTTCAAGTATTACACGACTTAAATTTTCCAACAGAAATCTTGGAAAATATATAACATTCGTTAAGTTATTGATAAAAATATATATTTGTTTTTATAATAATGTCTATTAAAGATTATTTATTTACGACAACTTCGGCATTTATACTGCTTATTGTATTTATATTATTTATTAGCGGATTCATCATATATTATATCCAAACCAGACTAAAAGAACAAAATCATAAACTAGATTCTATGTTTAGTTTAGTATCAACTATGGCACAACAATTAAATACGATTAACCACATTCCAGGCGATTCTTGCTTAAAATCTGACCCGTTAATTTGTGTTTCAGACGACGAATTATCCTATATTGATGATAACGCAGATAATAATTCGGAATCTTCTTCTTCTTCTTCTGGTTCAGAATCCGATTACGAATCAGATACAGATGACGACAATGACGATGAGGTTGTTAAAGAGGGAGGTAATTCATATAATAAAATAATAACTATACCAGAATTCGAACAACTTTATGATAATGTGGAAGTATCTTGTGATATTGATGACGAATCAGATACAAGTTCTGAGAATGATAACCCAGAGATAAACGATATAAACGATATTGACGATATCAACGAGATTGATACAAATACTGTTTGGGAGAATTTAACCGACACTAATGACGAAAACATAAAACACGTAATAATTGACGATATCCCGCCCAGTTCTAATTTAGAAGAAGATACTCGAACTATTGATTATAAAAAATTGACAATCACAAAATTAAAAAGTATTGCCCAAGGAAAAGGTCTTATTAACGATTCATCCAAATTAAAAAAAAACGAATTATTAAAACTACTTAGTCAAGAATAATAATATTTTTTATCTTATCATACTATAAATGTCTTGGGGTGTATGCTATTCAGGTTCAAATAATATTCATTTTAATTTCCCACCAATAATGAGCGACGGGCGAAATTTCGCAAGTTGGCAACCCGAAGCAGTTATTAATAAACAAATTCAACAACAAGAAAATATAACTTCAAATTGGTCTTACAGACAATATTTACAAAATAATGGACTACAAATTATGAAATATAATTCTGAAGAAGCGTGCTATGATTTAGGATTAAATCCTCACGAAAACACAAATAAAACCCCATCAAGTAACGTGCCTTATTTATATAAATCCACATTTGATTCTAGTTCTCCAGGTTACGGATACTGTAAAAGCGATTTGAAATCTCCTTATCTTAGCAGACAACAATTAAATGCCCGATTAATATCTCCAGCAATTTCGCCAAATATCAATTAAATAAACCATATAATAATAACCTAGAATAGTTTATTATTATGAATATAATTAGCATTGATGTCGGCATAAAAAATCTAGCATTTTGTCTTTTACATTTAGAACGGAATGAACCTACCGAAAATTTTAAAATAATTAAATGGGATATTGTTAATGTTGGCGAAGAAGAAACACTTAATTGTCAACACTGTATCAAACCTGCCAAATTTAAAAAACACGATACTTGTTTTTGTTTAAAACATTCTAAGAGTAGTTCATACAAAACTCCACCTGCCGAATTGAAAATACCATATATTAATAAACAAAAGGTAAATAAATTATTCGAAATTGCCGATAAATACAGCATCAATTACACAAAACCCATTAAAAAAATAGATTTAGTAACTCTATTACATTCGTATATTAACAATACATATTTAGAACCAATCGTAAGCATCGACGCTTCTAAAATAAATTTAATTACCATAGGCAGGAATATTTACACCAAAATGGATTCTATTTTTTATTCTGATGATACTATCGGTCCAATAACTCACGTTATTATTGAAAATCAAATAAGTCCAATCGCCAATCGAATGAAAACCATTCAGGGAATGATTGCCCAATACTTTATTATGAAAAATGTCAAAACTATTGAGTTTATATCCGCCTCTAATAAATTAAAAGGTAGTTCCGTAGTGAATGATTCCGACGATGAGGTCGACATTTCAACATATAAGAATCGAAAAAAAACTGGTATTATTAATTGTTTAGAGTTATTAAAAAAGACAAATTCAAATATGACGCACCATTTCGAATCACATAAAAAAAAGGATGATTTAGCAGATTCATTATTACAAGGTGTTTGGTATATTACCAATAAATTAATTTAAATAATATATATTGTTATTCGTTTTATTTAAAAATAAACGTTCTATTTATTTAATAATAATGAATAATGATATTATTGAAATTTCAGATTTGGACTGGGATATTAAACCATCATCCAATCGAGGAAGTGAATTAAGATCGTCTAATTTTGGTTCTGGAATTGAACTTTTAATGAATGATAAGGTAAAGGAAAATACCCGTTTATCCAGTGATATAGATATAGAAGATTTGAATAATTTAGAAAATGAATTAAATGATTTATCTAGTGATTTATTAGATGTAAACCATTCCGACAAACATTCTGTTCATTTTAATGAACCACCTTCAATCGGACAATCAACTGCTGAAACGAGCAACAGCAATTCAAAAACATGGGACGGATACGGAAAATTTAATAATATTCCTTTAAATCCAGATAAACACGTTTCCCAATCACCACAAATACCAAAAGAAGAATTGTTGAAAGAAAAATTTAAATATTTGAGAAAACTAGAAGCTTTAGAAAAAAAAGGCGTTGAATTGTCCAGAAAATATAATATGGAATCACCCCTTGCTGAAATGCAAGGCGAATACGACACCATTATGGAAGAAAAAACAAAATCAAACTCTTTGAAATTCCAGGGAAATATGCTTATGGCTATAGTGAACGGAATAGAATTCTTAAATAATAGGTTTGACCCTTTTGATATTAAACTTGATGGTTGGGGAGAACAAATTAATGAAAATGTTTCTGATTATGATGAAATATTCGGAGAATTATACGATAAATATAAATCACGCGCAACCATGGCACCAGAATTAAAACTCATGTTTCAACTTGGAGGAAGTGCTATGATGGTTCATATGACAAATACGATGTTTAAAAGTGCTATGCCTGGTATGGATGATATATTGAGACAAAATCCAGATTTAATGAAACAATTC